GGATTAGACTTTAATAATCTAGACCAAGAGTACGAAGGACTCGCACTAAATGTTATAGATTTGATTGAAAACGCAATTAACGCATACGCTTGTACTTTTGAAAGTGATGGTTGGTCTTGTGCTTTTTATGGCAGATATCAACAAGGTATCAACATATTAGACGAACTATCGCCCAAGATAGACCAAGAAATAATTAAATTTTGTAGGTGTTGAGATGAGCAGATGTCAATTATGTAAAAAAGAAGTTGATGAAAGATCAAAACAAAACCAAGTAGGTTTTGAATTGTGCATGAGTTGTGCATATAGCTACTCAGATAAAGAACTAATCGAAATTATGATTGAAGAGGAAGAAATATGAAAGCCACAAGAAAATATTATATTAGAGTAAGAGCAGAGTATGTTGGTTATTACGAAGTAGAAGCCAAAGACATTACAGACGCAGAAGATAAAGCAAGTGATCTATTGCATGAAGATATGAATGACCCAATTTATGGCTCTTTTGATTTTGAGCAATACGATCCTAGAGATACTTTGCCTTATAACGCAAGTGATGAAGACTTGCATTTTAGTTGGGATTTAGCAGAAAAATGGACCCAAGAAGATGTGCAAGAAAATCCAGATAAATACCAAAGTATTCAATCAGATAACCAAGATATTTTTATACAAGAGGAGAACGCATGACAGTACAAGAATTAATTGACAAACTTAATACTATTCAAGATAAAAATTTGTTTGTAAGAGTATTAGAAAACAATCCAAACAATCCAAACTTGAATATGGAAAATTATTGGGTGCATAGCATTGAAGTAATAAATAAAGGGCGAAGTGGTTATGAACTTAACGGAGAAGTAATTTTAATTGGAGAAGAATAAAGGAGTAAGCATGACAGTACAAGAACTAATTAACAAAATGCAATATGCTATTGATGAGTTAGGTTTTAATCCAAATTCTAATGTTCAAATAGATATATTTGACTCTAATGATGATTTAGAAACCTTTTGGAATATTGAATTGGACGATACTGCAATATCAGAACCTAAGTCTCTTTGTATAAATGTTTATGAGGAGGAAGTATGAAAATAGTAGAATGTCTTAAATGTAATAATCATTTCTTTGAGCAAAATAAATTTATAAATAAATGTTCTTTTTGTGGGAATAAAGATACACAAAAAACAATATATCTCGAAGAAGAAGGAAGTATTTATAAATCAATCATTCAAGAGTTACAAGGTTATAAGGAGGACGCATGAGGTCAGCAACAGAAGAAGATTTACGAGAAATAGCAGAAGAATTGAATTACATTTATGGATTTACAAAGGACGCACACGAAGAGTATTTTTGTGAAGATAGCTTACACAATGTAGTTGTTTTAAAAGGGTACATGCCTGACAGTCCAAGTTGGGCTGGAGATATTGCGCTTGTTGTTCATGGAGTATCTTGTTGCAAAGATATTCTTTACAAGATAAATGACAAATGGACATGGGTTGAAAGCATGAATGAAGGCGAATACGAACATAACAAAGAATTAATTTAGGAGGACGCATGAAAATAGACATAACCGAAGAGGAACTATTTGATCTTATTGAGGCATTAGAAAATAGAATTGAATGGAATAGATATTCAATACCTCTATATGAAAAATTATGTAGCTATCAAAAACCATTAGATTTATCTAAACAAAATTTTGATTATGAGATACCAGAATTTAATCCAAAAGTAATAAAGGAGAAAACATGAAAACAATAACTAAAAAATATACAGTCTATGATTTTGAAGATTTAAAAAAGGATGATGAATTGTGTAATGATATATACCAAGAATTTTGGTTAGATGACCCAGACAATATAAATCCTTGGGCTGATGAAAATTTAGATAGTTTCAAAAAGTTTGCTGAAACTATTAATATGTCTTTAGATTACAATCTATCTAATGCTGAATATCCTTGTGGAAGTAATTACATAAAATTAGATTATTCTGATTATGATTATATAGTCCCAAGAAAAATAGCTGAACGCATAGCTAACGCTATCGAAGGCTACAAAGGTAATGGCTATTGTTTTTGTGAAGATTTAAGAATTTATGCAGAAAAATTAGTTGCTGAATGGCATAAAGATTATTCCATAACAGACTTTTGTGAAGATATACAAAATCGAATGGAGGAATTGTGGTTTCAAGATAATCGCTACTACTTTTCTAAGGAAAACTTTTTAGAAATGGTTGAAGCAAATGGTTATGAATTTGATCAAGATGGAAATTTAGTTTAAGGAGAAAGCATGAAAAATAAAATAACCATACCTACTGAAAAATGGGTTGAACTTTATGGAGTACTATCTAGTTATGTATTGGAGTATTCATCTTTAGACCCAATTACAAAGATTGAACCAAACGGAGATGAAGTTTATACAGAAGAAAAGCAAGACGAATACAACCATATTGTTGGAGATGTCGAAGATATACTCAGAACTTTTTTTATAAAGGAGAAAGCATGAGTAATTATGTAGATAAATATATTGATGAAAAAGGTAATGTTGATAACAAACTTACCCTTAATCAAAAAGGTTTTGAGGGTTTAACAGATGATATTGAATTACTTGTTGAAAAATATACAGGTATTGAAGATTCAGCTTTTATGAAATGTGCTGATATTCGTGAAAATATTATGTTCTTAATAGAAGATATACTAAAGGAGGAAGCATGAAAAATAAAATGACACCAGTTGAAGCTGTAAATGTGATCGAGAAAAAACTATTTGACAATCGAGCAAAGCCATATACTGAAGAAGACGCACAAATTGACAATGCCTGGGATATTATTAAACTTCGTTTGGATCTTACAGATGAAGAATTTAATATAATCTTTGGAGAAAAATACTAATGGAAGTAATTATTTGGAAGAAAGGCGTTCAAGCTGTTGAATACTATTGTGATAATTGCAAAGCGCAAGTCTCGGAAGAAGAAGGTCTTTGGGTAAATGGCGAGATGACTGGTCCTAATGAATATCCGAAAGGATTTTGTCGCTCTTGCTATATGAAAACACGCAGAAGGATAAACAATGGCGAGTAAAAAAACAAAAGACGCAGATTTAATAAACAATCCAACGCACTACAATACTGGAGATATTGAGTGCATAGACGCTATTCAATCTTCAATGACCACTAGACAATTTCAAGGTTATCTCAAAGGTAATGTTATGAAATACGTCTGGCGTCATGAATACAAAGGAAAAATGCTAGATGATTTGCGCAAAGCAAGATGGTATTTAAATAAATTGATCGCAACGCACGAGGATAATTTAAATGATGATTAAATATAAGATAGAAAACAACGCAATTTGTGGCTACGAAGACAATAAAATAGTATCAATGCTTTTAATCTCTGACCCAGTAGCTAGATCAAAAAGAATAGTACAACTCGCAGAAGGTGGTGAGTTAGAAGATTAATCTTCTTCTGTTTCCCACTCGCAAATTAATTCCAATAATTGTTCCGGGTCGATAAGTATTCCTTGGGAATTATTTTCTTCCAGATAATCTTTTATTTTTTGTATTATCATCTTCGTCCTCTATTATTCTAGCTTCGCCATCTATCGATCTGATTTGATTTTCTTCCATGAGTTGTTTCAATCTATTCTCTAGCTCTTCTCTACTCATAGAGTCAATTTTACCAAAGCGCACTTCCTTGCGATCAACCATGAGGCCACCTAATTTTGCTCTAGCGATCTCCGCATTTACTGCTGGTCCATACGAACCATCGGCCGCAGCTGCATCTCTAATTGTTGCTAACTTCCCGGCTACATTTTCAAAAGTAATATCATACTTCTTCCTTTGTAGAGCTTTCATATCTCTGATCCTCTCCTGGACGTGCGAATATTCTTCATTGTTCATCATGCGACTCGCAATAACTTCTGGATTTTTAAACCCAGCACGAAACGCACACTCACTTTGATTGAGATCCTGATAAACCATAAGGTTTACAAAGACCTCTTGCATTTTAGTTAGTTTCTTTTTTGGTTTTGCCATCTACTACAAATCTCCAGTCTTCATCAAACATGCAGTGTCTAATTGCACCATCTTTCATCTGATACAAGAACTGCATGTCCAACAATTGTATTACTTTTCCTTGATTAACTCTATTGTAAGTGTACTCAGTATGAATAATCTCATCATTCAACTTCGGTTTTTTCTGTTTCTTCATCAATTTTTACTGGCTCCTCATCGTTTTCCATGCCATCTGGCAATTTATTTTTTTTTGCTTTCGATCTTCTGTTAACAAAGACATTTATACTTTGCAAAGTTTTTTCTGACAAAGTGCCGTTGTACCTTATCTTTGTACCTCTCATTTGTGACCATTCAATTTTAGTATTTCTGCGCCTTCAAATATTTCATCGAATATATCCATAGCGCCACACCCATGTTCAGCTTCAAATTTATCTCTGCATTCTTGCAAACTTAAATCTTCATTATTCAGATAATCATGATAATAATCTGCTGCTGAATTTTCTATATCCATGTATAGCTCTTTTACTTTTCCCATGTTTTACCTCACTGTTTTATTAATTAAATTAAGAAAGAAAAAGGGAGTGGGAATGTGGGATTTATCCCCACTCTTTCCCTTCTTATAGAAGTGCACAACCGCACAACTGCACAACCCAATAAACATAAGGGTTTCAGCGTACGCTGTGCGCATGTGCAGGCATGTGCACTTGCACAACTGCACAATCGTTAAGTCATTGATTTTATTGACTTTTTTCAGACGCTGTGCAAAATCGCTAATCTTCATTGCACAACCGTTTTTTCACAAAAAAGACCTAATTCTTTTTTCATTCTAGTTTCCATTATTGCTACATATTTTTTGTTTAATTCAATCAATATTGCTTTTCTATTAAACATTGAAGCTACTAGGCCAGTCGTACCACTACCAGCAAAAGGATCTAATACAGTTCCTCCTTCTCGACATCCAGCTAAAACACAAGGCTCGATTAAATCCATTGGAAAAGTTGCAAAGTGTGCGCCTTTAAAAGGTTTAGTCGTAACTGTCCAAACTGAGCGTTTGTTTCTTTTTAAATTATTATCTTTGGAATATCTTCTAGTGCGTTTTATTTGTTTGTTAGTATTTCCTTGAATTATAGAGCCAGAATTTTCATAAGTATCTGCCCATTTACGTTCATCTTTGCCAACACAATCTTCCTTGATTGCTTCATTATCAAAATAATACTTTGGACTCTTACTCAATAAAAATATGTATTCGTGTGCTTTAGTACAACGATCTTGCACACTTTCTGGCATTGGATTCGGTTTGTGCCAGATGATATCTTGACGTAAATACCAACCATCTTGCTGCAAAGCAAAAGCTACTCGCCAGGGAATACCGATTAAATCTTTTGGCTTTATTCCTTTGGGTATATTTCTCTTACCCTTTTTTATAGATTTATCATAATGGTTATGAGCTCCAACATTACCAGAAAACTTTTTATTACCACCTCTTATGCTGCTCATTGCATAACTATCACCAAGATTAAGCCAAACAGTACCATCATCTCGCAACACTCGTTTAACTTCTCTGAATACTTCAACCAGATTATTAACAAATTCTTCTGGAGTATCTTCCATGCCAAGTTGTTTATCTTTTCTAACTGCGCCACATTTAGGACATTGTTTTTCGTAGTAACCTTTAGTTTTTGTATTCTCCCTTGATGGTCTATTTTTATTAAACTCTTTATTTCCCATTTTTTTTGTTGCTTTGGGATTAGCTACATGATCGCAATTAGGATCGCCACCTTCCCATTCTGCTGTGCCATAATCCCTTAAACCCCAATAAGGCGGACTCGTGATGCAAGTATCTATGGATTGACTCTCAATATGCTTTAGTTTATCTAGGCAGTTGCCTACATAAATATTAATCATGACAAAAACACGACATACTATCGTCCTCTACAAATTGTACCAATCATTCCCAAGGTTTCCTACCCTTGTTATCAAATCGATAATGCCAAGTTTGCTTTCCAGGGATAGCATGAGTCTTAACTATATCGCCCAAATACTTTTGCACATGACTGACTGCGTATCTTGCAGCTCGTTCACCACTAGGTAAATTGTTTTCTTTCAATGCTTGTCTTGCTAAAATCTCAAGTTCTTGTCTTGTATAAAATACTGTTCTATCCATTGCGTCTGCTACCTTTTGAGCAATCTCTACTTCATCTGGACCCTCGTCAAAGTCAACCATATCCCAGTTGCCTTTCTCAAAATCAAATCTAGCCAAGTGAGTATCAGGCTCTCTTGCGTTTCTTGCTTCATAAAACATAGTGACATTTGGCTTTTGTCCCATGAGTTTGATACCTGAGTCCATCCATCCGGCAAAAGCAGAACCACCACGCGCTGACATAAACGAAGCGTCATCCGCTCTTTCTTTACCAGTATGATGCGCGATGATTACTGCAATACCAAAGAGTTCAATCAAACGATCTACCCTAGATAATAAATTATGTATCTCCTGATTACTGTTTTCTTCACCATCAAAGAAGTTAATGATAGGGTCAATCATCACAATATCTGGCTGATGATATTCAATACTTCTAGCAATGCCATCAATGTCTTTATCTCTCATCAAGTTCTTTCTCAATCTACCAGTCGGTATCAAGTTAGCGTGTCCCATCGCCATTAATTCTGGGTCGTGCATGTAAGGTTGATAGTAAGTATCAATTCTATTTTTTAAGAACTCCTGAATAATCTCTGCTTGTAGCCACATGACTTTACAAGGACGCGTAAAAGGTTTGCCCATAAAAGATTGCCCAGTTGTGGCCGCCGCTGCAAAACCACCAAGCCAATGCGACTTACCTATTTTAGGTTTACCAATCAACAAACATCTAGACTGTTCAAAGATAAAACAATCACCCCAAAACTGACCAATAGAATTAGGTTCCAAGCCAGTCCAAAACTCATCGTTGTAAGGTCTTAAACCTAGTGGGTCCGTT